TCAAGAATTCTTTCTAAGATTTTCCATGATATCGACCGTTTCATTTCTCATCTTATCTGTTACATGCGAGTAAGTATCCATCGTAATTGAAATTCTGCTGTGGCCCAATCGTTCAGAGATTTCTTTCATTTTTGCGCCATTTTCGAGAAGAAGTGTAGCATGAGTATGTCTGAGAGAATGGAAGTTAAAAGAGAGGGAGAGTGCATTCGATATCCTCCTAGTATTCCATTTCACTACACTTGGCGTAACTAGCTCACCGTCTTCCTTCGTACATACTGCATTTGAATCAATGTAGAGCTTTCCATACTTCATTCGATTTTCTAATTGTTGTTTCTTATGTTTTTTCAGAATTGCTAGCAAGGTTTGTCCAATAAAAATCGTTCGATTGGAACTGCTTGTCTTTGGCGTACCATATACCCATGCGCCGTCATTCTTTACCATTTGTTTCTCTACAGTAATTGTTCCATTTGAAAAATCGACATCATCCCACGTCAGACCACAAACTTCGCCAACGCGCATTCCCGTATAAAATCCAATATTCAAAGGAATATAGAAAGGATGTCCTTCAGGAGTAATTTCTAGCATATGATCAAAGTCCTCAAGAGAAATGATTTTTAGATCTTTTTTAGTCGTTGGTCGTGCTTCATATTTTGGTATTTTTACATACAGCATAGGATTTTGCTTGATTAATCCCCAAGGATAAACCGCCATATTCAGCGCATTCTTAAGGACAGAGTGAGTAATAGTCATTGTTTTCTTCGAGTAACCCTTTTTAAATTCAGCATTGATGAAATTTTGTAAAAGAGCAGGGGAGAGATCCGTAAGTTTTTTCTTTCCTAAATAACCGTTTATATGATTTTTGATGGTAAATCGGTAGTTTTCATAGGTATTGTATTTTAGATTTAGTTTAACGTATTCCTCCATCCAAAAATCAAGGTATTGTTTTACTCGAGTATCCGTACCTAAAAAGTATTGTCCTGTTTCGTCAATATCTGATAAAACTTTTCGTAAAGCAGCTTCGGCCTCTGGTCGGGTGTCTCCGCCAACTTTCTCCACTTTTTTTCTTGAGCCATCATCATTGATATCTTCGCCGTTTGTATAATTAAGCGAGACAAATAAAAAAGCCATTTATGTTACACTCAAATTGTAATACCCGCTAAAGCATACAAGGAGAGTGAACATAAATGACTTATACCCATCTTACACCAAACGAGCTTGTAATGATAGAAGCATATTTTCATCAAGAAACTCCGGTTGCTATCGTTGCGAAGCAGCTTAAACGTGGACGCCAAACAATTTACAATGTCTATAACTTTCTCAAATGTGGTGGAACAGCACTTGAATACTTTGAACAATACAAAGAAAATAAGCGACGTTGTGGGAGAACCGAAATCATTTTTCCTGCTGAGGAAAAAGAATACATTGAAAAAAGATCAACTGAAGGTTGGACCCCAGACGTCATTATTGGCCGTGCAGAGCGAACCTTCTCTTGTTCAGTAAGTACCCTCTATCGCCGGTTTAAGACGGGAGAATTCAATGTTTTACATTTACCGATGCAAGGAAAACGAAAACCAAATGGTTATAAGGAAAAACGTGGAAAACAGGCATTCAAAAGAAATATTTCTGAACGTAAAAAAGATTATGTCGTTTTCGAAGAAGAATTTGGACATTTAGAGGGTGATACGATTGTCGGCATCCACCATAAAAGTGCCGTCATCACACTCGTTGAGCGACTTTCAAAAGCCATTATCGCCTTGAAACCAGAAGGCCGTAAGGCAGTTGATATTGAAAATTCGATTAATGAATGGCTTCAATCCGTACCCAAAAATCTTTTCAAATCAATTACCTTTGATTGTGGAAAAGAATTCTCTAATTGGAAAAGTATTAGTAATACGAATGATATTGATATTTATTTCGCAGACCCAGGAACGCCTTCCCAACGGGGATTAAATGAACATTCAAACGGACTCCTCCGAAAAGATGGACTACCAAAAGAAATGGAATTCAACCAAGTCAATCAAGGATTCATCTCATCCGTTGCGTCCAAAAGAAACCATATCCCTAAAAAATCACTAAATTACCAAACACCATTAGAAGTTTTTTTGAGTTACGTAAATGGAAAGTTTTGTCTCGCTTAATTTGACAAATAATACTTCAAAATAATAATACCAACGTTTTCCACGTTTTCTCACACCGCCACGCATAAAATCAGTCCTTTCATATTGCTATGTCATTAGTACGATAGTTAAATTCTTTTGGTACATATAGAGAGGGAATAGATGTAAAATCCGTATTTTCAATAGAAGTATACGAACTTATGTTCTTTTGCGTTTAAAAAGAAAAGCCCGAAGGCTGATCTTAAACTATTACAATGCAACTAATTAGGGACGAGCGTATTGATTCCCTCGAGGGGCACGACTATACCCAGCATTATCAGCATCTATTTGAGTCATGTATTGATAATTATTTGGATTTGTAACACGAGAATAGTACTTTCCACTATCTGAACGAGCGAAAACCATACCATTTGCAGCGATAGACCACTGGCCATCAACAGTGTATGAATTATTTTGTTGTTCAGCTTGACGTTGAGCTTCAGCAGCTTGCTGTTCTTGAGCCTGACGCTGAGCTTCAGCAGCTTGTTGCTTTTGTCGTTCTGCTTCAGCTGCCTCATTAGATTTTATAGTTGAATCAACATTGACTAAGCGATTTAATAATTCTTGGTTTCCACCAGGTATAGATTGAATAGCTGATAATGCTGCATTGTAGTTATCTCTAGTTGGATTAGCTTCAGCTTGTTCCAGAATGGTTTTAGCTGTTGAAGTTTTTTGATTAATTTCTTCTTGGCGTTTTTTCTCAGCTTCTTTAGCTTTTTGTTCTTCTTGGCGTTTTTTTTCAGCCTCTTCTTTAGCTTTTTGTTCTTCGGCCTTTTTCTTTTTAGCTAATTCTTTAGCCTTTTTTTCATCTTTTTCTCGGCTTTCAGAAGAGACAGATACACTAGAAGATGAAGATTTAGCGTCTTTGTGTACATCTGCTTGTCCAGTTGTTGGTGGAGCAAGAGCCCCTCCGATTACCATAACTATAAAAGCTACTAGAATTCCAATACTAATCTTTTTCTTTGAACGTTTCTTCTTGGAGAAAAAAGAATATACTAAAAAACATACTCCAAATAGAAAACCAAAGAACCCAACTAAAATTAAAAACGTACTCATTTATTCCTCCTTGTTGAATATATCACTGGGTAAATCAAGTATTTACTCCCACTTGAAGGCAGGTAGTGATAGTCGCCCTTAATAAAGCCTTAACAAAAAGAAAGCCGGAAGGCCAACCTTTTTTAATTAGTAGGGATAGTTTTTTCAAAACTTCCATTATCCATAAAATCTTTCATGATAATAGGAGAACCTGGATAAATAATTTCTACACCAACAACTGCATCAACAGTAGCATCAGGCTTAACATCTGTATCGCCCATCTTTACAAGATCTGGTTTGTAGTCTTGAGGGAACAAGCCATTTGCTCCATTCAATAGTTCTTCGGTTTTATCTGTTTCCTGTATAGGTTTGATTGATGTAGCGAATGCCATCCAAGGACTTTGAGCTTTGTCAGATTTATTAGTATATTGAATTTCAATAGCTAATATTTTTTTATTTGGATCATATTGGCTAGATAATTCTTCAGTGTTTTTTATTACAATCTTTGATGAATCGTCTTCAAAAGTTGTATCACTTGTAGATTTTTCTTCAGTACTTGAATCCATAGAGTTGCTGCTCTCTAAAGTAACCATTGTAGAAGTATTAGTAGTCGTTTTTTTAGGCACATCAGAGTTTGAATCGTTGTTACCACAAGCACCTAATGTGATACTAGAAAACAAGATTAATCCTAACCCAACTATTTTTTTCATATTTTCCTCCAAAAAATAAAATAATTTACTCCCACTTAATGGCAGGTAGTGATAGTCGCCAATTTTAAATTAAAAATCTGTACACTTTTTCAGGTAGCCCATACAAATTTGTTAATTCCTCAACTTTTCTAGGGTATTGATCGTTGTCTTCTTTATAAAGAGAAACAATGAGATTAGCAGCAAAGCAATTCGCTTCGCTTTCTGATTTGCTTCTGGATGTTCGTGTAGATACATAATAGCTAGATAACCCACGATGAAAGATGGCGTGACCAAGCTCATGAGCACAAATGTAAAATCTTTCCTCAGAATCCTTTAATTCGTCATTCAAAAGAATGACAGCACGGCCTAAAATCTCTTGGAATTGACCTTTAGGATCATCAATAAAAGGAACATATTCAATTTGAATGTTCATTTTTTCACAAATATAAAATGGATTAGCGGATTGATACTTCCGCTTTAGGTTTTCCACTAAATTGATAACATCCAATTCCATACCCAATCACTTCTCTTTGTCCTTGTCTTCTTTTTTGAATTTCCAAAACATGCCTGCTAAAACATCTCTGACTCTTTGAAGCTGTTCGGGTGTTAACGTTTCGCCTCCATAAGCCATGTTAGCATTTGATTCAAGTAATTTATCCAGTTCAATCAAATCGTCCTCATTTGCCCATTCCGGAATCGTATTTACATTAACTGGTGAATTCTCTTCAAAATATGATATTGAAACGCCGAGAGCAGTAGATAATTTTTTTAAGGTTTCAAGCGTTGGATCTTTCCGTTCGCCTTTTTCAAATCTTGATATTTGAGAAGCACTCACTCCAGATTTTAAAGCCAACTGGTTAACGCCTAAGCCTCTAGAGGTTCTCAATTTTTTTAGTTTTTCTCCAAACTCCATGATAAAACCCCTTTCTTAATATATGATATAGCCCATAGGCAATAAAATCAAAAAAAATTGCATTTTGGCAATAAAAAGTGTTGCCAAAAGACAAATTTAGTATTATAGTATTGTCACAAGGCAACGGAGGTGTATTAAATGAAAACTTTGCTTAAGCAAGAAAAGCTCTACTCCTTGATGCAATCAAAAGGAGATGATCCATATTCACTTGCTAAAAGAATGAATGTTGCTCCGTCAACAGTTTATAGAATTTTAAACGGAGATCGCGGAATCGGTGGTGAACTAATTCCGAAATTGCTTAAAGCTTTTGGTTTATCTGAAAAAGATTTCGATAAGCTTTTTATTTTTAGTGAAGTATTGCCAAAAAACAACAGACAGGAGATTGCCAAATGACACGACAAGAAAAAATAAACATTGTACTTGATGCTAGACCACGATTGGTTCACATCATCAAATGTGCTAACGATGATCAACTTGATCGCTTAGTTGTGGAAGTTCAAAAAGAACTTCAACGAGAATTAGATGAAGCGGCTTTTGTTTGATTCATAAATCAATAGTATAAAAAAATTACTCGTATTGATATACGGGCGAATAAGAATATGAGGTGTTTAAACTGTTAAAAAAATCAAGTGTTATTCGAGAATCGTTAGTCGAAGTAATTAATAAGAGTGGTGAGACCAAAAAGGAAATAGCAAGACAAATCAACGTCTCTCAACAGTCATTAAGCGATTGGACAACATTGCTTAATACGAAGCCCGTGACGTTGGAAAATGCTCAGGCGTTAACGGATCATTTTAGAGATTCAGATTTCACTCTTCAAGTGATTCATGAGTTCTTTGGTTTATTTAAATCAATAGATGGTGATGTTTATAGGAGAGATCCTTCATCATTAGACAAGTTGCAAATGATTGAATCAGATGAGCGGAAACAGAAGAAGCAAGAAGTAGAAAAAATTCTTCTTAAACAAGTAAATTACTTAACTGTTGATGATCGTCAACAAATCATTGCATATGCTTATGAATTTTTAGATGAAATCATGGTGGAAGTAACACTAATAAGTGCATTATGCGAAATACTTGGAATCGATATTCGCAAGCTTAGTGAGGAACGGCTGTCGTACTGGGTAGCACAAGGATATATGAAAGGATGATGGAAATGGAAACATTGGAAAATATTTTTCCAAAAAAAGTTGTCTTGAAGCGCAACAATAAAAGAAACATTGAAAAATTAACATACTCAGTTACTGAAGCGGCATTAGCTATAACAACAAATCCTCAAAATGTTAAAGATTTAATTGAGATGGGATACATCGGTTTTTTGAAACTCGGTGAAATTAGAATTCCTAAAACTGAAGTCGCTCGATTTTTAGAGAATCATATGAATGAAGATCTTGCTAGCGAAATTGCTAAATATAGAGAGGAGAGAAAGAAATGAAAACTGTATTTAAAATGACTGTCAAGAGCGCTTTGCTTATGAGTCTAGTAGCAATCGTACTGGCAAGTATTAATCCAGCATATGCACTTATTTATTGGGGAACCTTAGTAGCGGTTACTGCTGTAAGAGAAAGTTTCAAAATGCCAACACAAAAAAGACCGACCAGCGACGGCAATCGCTAATCGGCAACATATCAAAATAACTTAACTGTATTTTAGCACGAAAGGAAGGCTAAAACAATGAATGATTTTGGACAAGCGCTCGATCAGTATTTGACGACTCCCGAATGGGGCACGCCACATAAAGAGGAGGAAGACGATGAGTAAATCTACCTTAGAAATGAGCCGTCAAGAATGGCTTGAAGACCGTAAGAAAGGCATCGGAGGTTCTGATGTCGGAACGATTTTAGGATTGAATAAGTGGAAATCACCTTATCAACTCTGGCTAGAAAAAACAGGACAAGTCGTACTTGAAGAATCAGAAAATGAACCAGCTTATTGGGGCAATGTTTTAGAAGAAGTTGTTGCCAAAGAATTTCAAGAACGAACAGGCAAAAAAGTACGTAGAAGAAACCAAGTATTTGAACATCCATTACATCCATTTTTAAGAGCAAATATTGATCGTGACGTAGTAGGGGAAAACGCCATTCTTGAATGCAAAACAGCTAACCAATTTCTTGGCAAAGAGTGGGAAGGAGAAGAAGTCCCGCTTAGCTATCTCTGTCAGGTTCAACATTATATGAATGTTTTAAATAAAGATTATTGTTATATCGCTGTGTTGATTGGCGGACAAAGATTCATTTGGAAGCGAATTGCGAGAGATCAAGAATTGATCGATACGATTACAGAACGCTTGGTTGAATTTTGGGAAACAAATGTAGTTGAAGGTATCGAGCCTGTAATTGACGGAAGTGAAGCGACTGCTGACTTCTTAAAAGAAAAATATGCAGATGTAGAAGAAAATCAAACAGCTCTACCATCGCGTTTTGATGAACTTATCGAGCAAAAAAGAGAACTCAAGCGGACGAAAAAAGAAATTGAGTCAGCTATCCGTCAAGTAGACAACGAGATTATCAGCGAGCTAGGAAAACGTGCGGCAAGTATTGGTATTACACAAAGGAACATCATCAGCTGGAAACTTGTTAGTACTAAACGTATGAACACGAAGAAACTAGCAGAGAAATATCCAGATATCGCAAGTGATGAAGAAATCTATAGCATTACTGAATCTAGAAGATTGACAGAAACGGAGATTAAATAATGGAAAGATGTCCCCACTGTGGAAGCGAAGTTAGAGAAACATCTTGGAGTTATTGTACGATTTGTGGATTACCACTGAAGGAGGAAAAAAACAATGGCAACAAATGAATCGTTAAAAAACCAATTGGCAGAAAAGCCACAGAAACAAGTTGCACCAGGACAGTTAGAGCTTAAAGCTCTAATGAATACACCAACAATGAGAAAGAAATTCGAAGAAGTACTTCATGACAATGCTAATGCTTTTATGTCGAATGTTATGACTCTTGTATCTAATGACAGTTATCTTGCAGATAGTGAACCAATGTCTATCATGAGTGGTGCGTTAACTGCTGCAACATTAAATCTTGGGCTAGATAAGAATTTAGGTTATGCATATTTAGTTCCATTCAATAGTAAAAACAAGCAAACAGGAAAATGGGAAAAGAAAGCTCAATTCATGCTTGGCTATAAAGGATATATCCAATTAGCCCAACGATCAGGTAAATACAAAGCATTAAATGTGATCGAAGTTTACGAAGGAGAACTAAAAAGCTGGAACCGACTGACAGAAGAGTTTGAGTTTGATCCAAATGGTAGAACGTCTGATGAAGTCATTGGATATGTTGGCTATTTCGAGTTACTGAATGGATTCAAAAAAACTGTCTATTGGACCAAACAAGAAATCGAAGCTCATCGGATTGCTAACAATAAAGATCGCGATAAGACAAAGTTAAGTGGTGTGTGGGCATCTGATTACAATGCAATGGCACGAAAAACTGTTTTGAGAAATCTTCTTTCTAAATGGGGAATCTTGTCCATCGAAATGCAAGAAGCCACCACATCGGATGAGAGAGTCCAAAGGGTTCAAGAAGACGGCAGCATTATTGCTGAAACAGAAGTTGAGGAAGATATTCCTGAAAGAAAAGAAGCAGAGGTTATTTCTGAAAAAAACGAAGATGTACAAACTTGATTATTTGATGCATCTAATCCGCCGTTAAACAAATAATGAGGGAGTTTTCTCCCTCAAATTACTAGAACGAAAGGAGGGACTCAATTGGATTACATCGGACAGCTTAATGCTTTTGACAATTGGCTTGAATATAACGAGCTTGGCGCTGGTCCCCAACTGCTTTGGTATAAGCTAATGGCTATAGCAAACAAAAGTGGATGGCAGAGCGAATTATCGATTGCCAATACAAGGCTACAAGCAATGACTAAAACGTCTGAAAAAACATTGATTAACAATCGTAATCAATTGATCCAAAACGGACTCCTTCAATATAAAAAGAGAGGTCGTACAAAAGCTGGAGTTTATATTCTTTCTGATCTAACTGGAAATTTTACAGTAAAAACTACAGTAGATAATACGGTAGAAAACTCCGCTACTGGAAATATTCCAGTAGATAGTAAAGTAAATCCGAAAGTAAATAGGGAAGTAAATACTTCAGTAGATTCTACAGTAAATCCTTCAGCTTATATAAACAATACAAAACAAAACAAGACAAATAAAGAAGATGATATAGGCGTGTATGAGTTCATCCAAAAAAACTGGGGGAAAGCACCTACTGGACTTTTGCAAGGAGTATTAGGACCGATGATTAAAACTTGGGGAGCAGATATGATTCTCTTTGCTTTTAAATTAGCTTTCGAAAACAACGTTGAGATGCCAGGATTGAAAAAATATGTTGAAGCGATATTAAATTCATGGAGTAATCAAGGAATTAAGACAATGGAATCAGCAGAAAAAGCCCAAGAAGATTTTAAGAACAAGAAAAAACAAAACTATCTTCCTAAACGTCAAAACAATGTACGGCGTGAAAAGTTACCAGATTGGGTCAACAAACCTCAAGAAGAAAAGACGCTAGATCCTGATAAAAAAGCAGAATTAGAAGCCCGCTTTGCTGCTTATCAGGCTAAGAAGGAGGCGCTTCTTGAGAATGAATAAATATCGTAATCGAAAAACTATCCATCGAGGTATCAAGTTCGATTCTATCGCAGAAGCAGAGTACTACGATCTAGCCTTATGGCAAGCTGAAGCGAACGGCTGGAAAGTAAAACTTCAGGAACGATTTGAGCTGATGCCGAAATTTGAACTAGACGGAAAGAAGTATCGCAAGATCGAGTATATTCCCGACTTCACATTTTATAAAAACGGCAAACTTGTCAAAGTCGTAGATGTTAAAGGGATGCAGACAAAAGATTTCAAAATCAAAGCGAAACTCTTCTGCAGTCAATATCGAGTACCGCTGATCTTAGCGAAGAAATATCGGAATACGTTCAAGGAAGAACGGTTTTAACGAGGTGATCCATCATGACAACAGAAGAAGTGATTCAAATGCGAATTCGAAGCATTTAACGTGAAATTGACGATCTGGAGCGGACAAAGGCAGTGATGGTCAATGAAACGGCAAGGAAGACAATCGATTTGCACATAGAGAACTTAAGAAGGGAAATTCGTAGATTGGAGGAATGATCGTGGATAAGAAAGCAGCAATGAAACGAATTGCTGAATTAACCAAGTCAGAATCTTGGCAAGAAGACAAAGAAATAGTTGCAGAAGTCCAAAAGCTCGGTAAATCAATGTGGGCTGAAAAAACCAAACGGAGAACGCCGAGAAGAATTGCAATCTGGCATGGTGATCGAATTCTAGTAACAGGTACTGCTGAACAGTTATCTGAAATTACTGGTCTGAGCAAAAACATCATCTGGGATAGAGCTAGGAGCTTATGGATTGATTCAAAAGGACGACAGTTTAGGTATGTGGAGGAGAAATAATGGAGGAACTAATCACAAAAGTAGAGCAGTGGGCAAAAGATAAGGGATTGGATCAAGCTGATTCCAGCAAGCAAATGTTAAAAACGATCGAAGAGATTGGGGAAGTTGCCGCTTCTCTAGCTAGAAAAGATGAATATGGTTTAAGAGACGGAATTGGAGACGTAGTAGTAACCTTGATTATTTTAGCTATGCAAAATGATATGGATTTGTACGAGTGTCTGAACCAAGCATACAACGAAATCAAAGGACGCACAGGAAAAATGGTAGATGGTGTATTCGTGGTGAAGTCGAGTGATTTAAAACAACTAGACGAACCGAAGAAGCTAATTGTTAAGCCAATTGTGGCAGGTTGGATCGAAAAATCTACGGACTTTTTTACAAAAGCTGAAAAAATAGCGTATTTAATCAAATCCAAAGATGGTGATTCATATTATTTCTGTGATTGGTTTGTACGAGATGGCATATTGACGCAAGAACAAGGAGAAGAATTACTCGCTTGGGCAACGAGACAATCATATGAAACACTATTGAGCCTATACAACGGCTACGAGGTTGAGAAAGAGCCAGTATGGGCAATAAAGAATGCCGATGGAAACTATCTTACTAAATGTGCTTTATGGGGAAAAGATGGAGTAAATTATAGTTTTGAATGCAATCCATCTTATCGATTGCTTTTCACTGATAAAGCAACAGCGGATGCTGCAGCATTGTTGGTGAATGGAACAGTGGAAGAGGTGGTAGAAAGATGAAACTAAAAGACGGATTTTACTCCAGCAGCCACGGTATCGGCGGTTTAATGCTAGATATGCAGACAAAGAATCCTAAAACACGTAAGAAACCAAAATTCAAAGTCGGTGACATGGTTCGCTGCGAAGCAGAAGGGTTCGTTTATCCATTTCGTGGATATGTAGAACACGTCTATAATCACTCAGCGATCATTCGTATTGAAAACACGATGGAATGTGACAAGTTATTAGCGAAAAGCAAAGAGAATTTAGCTGTAGCGAGATTGGTGGATATGGAGGTTATAAACAATGGAATTTAAAATCTTTGAAGAGGACACACGCTATGAATTAGAAGAAAAATTAAATGAATTTGCAAAGAATAATGAAATTCAGCATATATCTTTAACGGCTTCTAAGTCCGGTTGTACAACTTACTATGCAGCTGTTGTGAGCTACGTAAGTCAATAAAAGGAACTCGACAAATAAAAAAGCCGGATCGCTCCGACTGATTCAATAAATCCAACACATTTATTATATCACATAAAGGAGCGGTTTGACTTGATGCAATTGTTACGAGAGGTAGATTTCAAACAGACAAGATGTAATGCGAGAGATGTGCTGAAGAACTTTCGGCGTTTGGAGCGGATGGCAGGTCGCTCTTTGATAGATATTAAGTCGCCGATTATAACGGATATGCCGAAGGCACCGAAATATGGAAACAAGGCAGAAGACGCGATCATTCAGATGATGGATATAGAAGCGGAGAGAGATGCGATTCTAGCGGCTTTGATGGCTCTTAGTCTGATTAGTCGTCAGATACTCTACTACAGCTTCTGTGTGCCAGATAGCTTCTCAAACTACAGGATTAGCCGTGAAGTGGGTTATTCAGAAAGAAGCATACAGCGGATGAAGTCGGAAGCTCTAATAGAATTTGCAGAAGCGTATAAACATGGGGAAAAAATTGCTTATAAATAATTTGGCGGTTTTTTGGCGGAATGATGGCGGTTTTTAGCCATTTATCAGTGATATTATGATAGTGTCGAAAGATTGTGATAGGTCTTCGATAAAATAAAATGTAAGGGAGGAAATCTCCCTCGTCGTTTTAACTTCTTCTTTATGATAAACAGCAATCAACAAAAAAATAAATTGAAAGGAAGTGTAAAAACTCCTCTTCCTTTAAGTTCACGTGCCGTCTTTTTTTATGGTTACTATTTGTGATATGCTAAACTAAAATATAGTTTGGAGGAACAAATAATGGATGAATCTCTTAAGACGGCTCTCATTTTAGCTATTGTTGCTGGAATAATTAACGCGATAGTTAAAAGTGTTGAGATCTGTATGAATAATAGAAATGAAAAGAAAAGAATGAAATTGGAAGTCCTATTAGAAAGAAACGGTACATTGGAAAAGAATATTCAGGACTTTTTGTCAGGAGTTGATTCTGTCATGAAAAGCACTACCGGTTTTCCTTTTGCTTCAATTCGTCATATTGATAAAGAAATAAGCACCAGTGATTATCGACGAATCATAATCGATCAACAAGATGATATTAATGTTGGTATGGAAGTAACCTTTAGGACAATTACATCAATTAAGCTTTTGATTTCGAATTCTAAATACAAAATGAAAATAATTGAGTATCTTGAAAAGTGTAGAGCGGACTTAGAAGAATCTGTTTCAAAAGTCATGGAAAATGAAGTTTATAAAAATGATAGAGATATGATGGAGTCATTAGACGCTGAAATAGAAGTTTTACGTGGAAGAGCACAACACAATGTTGATAAATCAATTCAACTTTTAAATGAATACTTCAATGAAGATCCTTTCTAAGGGTCTTTTTATTTTACAAAACAAATGTTGCGGAGCGAGGTGGTGTCACATGTGAGGAAATATGAACAAGCTTTTGATGATTACAAAAAAGGCCTGAAATATCGAGAGATTGCCGAAAAATATGACGTATCAATTAGTACAGTTAAATCTTGGAAATCTCGTTACTGGTCTAAAGAAAAGGTTGCAACCAAGGACGCAACTATTCCGAACAACAAAGGAGCGCCAGAGGACAACAAAAACGCTGTTACCCATGGCCTTTTTGCCAATTGGTTACCTTCTGAAACATTAAAAATTATGAATGAGGTTGCAACCTCTAAACCTGAGGATATATTATGGAATAATATCATGATCCAGTACACGGCTATTATCCGAGCACAGAAAATCATGTATGTTGATTATGAGGGCAGTTTGTCCAAAGAAGTTTCTAAGTGGTCCTCGAGTGATTCTGGAAGTTCAGAAGAATATGCTATTCAATATGCTTGGGACAAGCAAGCTAATTTCATGAATGCACAATCAAGGGCTATGAGCACGCTATCAAATTTGATAAAGCAGTTCATTAATATTGCTGACGAAAAAGACGAAAGACGTAAGAAGTTGGAATTGATGGAATCACAAATAATCAAAGCGAAAGCAGATGCAGACATCGCTAAAAATAGTGCTGAGAAACTCACTGCTGGTGGGAAAGTCAATGATCTACTTCAAGCTCTCTTAGATGTTAAGTCTGGAGGTAATGGAAGTAATGAAGCTGAAGTTTAGCCCGAAGCAGATTAGCAATATTAATCAAGTGGTTCAAGGGATTGCTTTTGAATTGAATGAAGGAACACCTCGTAGTGGGAAGACAACTTCCGATATTTTTAAAATGGCTGATTTTTATTTGAGATCCCCTGATCAAAACCATCTTGTAACTGCTTATAACCAGGAACAAGCTTATCGAATGTTTATGGATGGAGATGGATTAGGCTTGGTCCATATATTTGATGGTTGTTCCGATATACGACACGATGAACATGGTGATCATCTGTTGTTATATGCTCCGAACGGTGAAAAGAAAATTTATTATAAAGGCGGAGGGAAGATAAACTCTGTTGGTGCTATCACGGGTATGTCTTTAGGCTCTGTGACATTTCTCGAATTTAATCTATTGCACAAAGACTTTATCAATGAATGCTTTAGACGGACATTCGCCGCTGAATGGCGTTACCACTTAGGAGAACAGAACCCACCAGCGCCAAACCATCCTAATCTTGAATTGCTTGAACGTTTTGAGAAGTCAGGACGTTTTTTATTTCGTCATTGGACACCGAACGACAATCCAATTTTAAGTGAGGAGCGAAAGAAAGAACTTTTTGATGAGCTTTCTAGTAGCGAATATCTTCTAGAACGTGACTGGTACGGACATCGAGTATTACCGCAAGGTGTTATCTATGCTATGTTTGGCAAGAACAACAAAGCTACCGAGATAAAGGGGAATATAATTGAAACATTTTTTACTGCAGATGGTGGGCAAGCTGATGCTACGACTTGTGCTTTTTGGGTGGTTACTCATCACGAAGGAAAGTTTTATTTGTATCGTTTAGCTAACTACTATCATAGCGGGACCGACACTGGAGAAACCAAGGCGATGTCTACATACGCTAAAGAAATCAAAAAGTTTGTTGAGTGGTGCTATACAAAATGGAAATATCTCCCTCGATGGAACTGGTTCTTTGTCGATCCAGCATGTAAAACACTAAGAACAGAACTGGATTTAATTGGTATTGAGACTGATAAAGCTGACAATAATAGTTCTGACAAAGTTTCGAGTAATGGATTGAAAATCGAAGTCGGCATTGAACGTCTCCAAAATACAATGACTAGTGGGCAATTCATTATCTTGGAAAACGGAGAAGAATATGATCACTACAATTTTGAAAAAGAAATATCTATGTACGTAAGAAATGACAATGGATTACCGATTGATAAATATAATCACGCTCTCGATGAAGCGAGATATGGAAACAATTATTTCTACAAAACTTACATCGCCTAGAAAAGAGGTGGACAAATGTTCGACAAATTAAAAGCTTTGTTTAGGATTGGAGGTGCAAAAATAGGAATGGTTGAAACGTTGAATAGTATCACAGATCATCCAAAGATTGCTATGAGTGATAGCGAATTAAGTCGAATAAGGAACAATAAAGAAATTTATAGAAACGTTTATGGGGACATAGAATATATCAATAGTGATGGTTATAGGCAGACGCGTCCTTTTCACTCGTTGAACGTATCCAAAGTAGTGTCCAGAAAGTTATCTAAGCTAGTATTCAACGATGGATGCAACATCAGTTTGGATGATGAAAAAGCTGATGAATTTTTGCAGTCGGTATTTGCTGACAATAAATTCAGGAAAAACTTCGGAGAAGAGCTAGAGGCTGGTTATGCCATTGGCGGTTTAGCTTTGAGGCCTTACGTGGATACCAATTCAGGTAAAATCAAAATTTCGTTTTGTCGAGCTGATACATTTTTCCCTCTACAATCCAATACCAATGATATTTCAGAAGCAGCCATCGCTACTGTAACTCAGCAAGCCGAGGGACAAAAGACAATCTATTATACTTTGCTAGAATTTCATGAATGGGTTGACGGAAAGTACCGCATCAGAAACGAATTGTATCGATCTGAAGAACAAAAGCAAGTTGGTGTGAGGATCCCTCTCAACTCTTTAGAAAAGTACAAAAATCTGCAGGAGGAGACGATCTTAGATGGTTTTAGTCGTCCTCTTTTTGTGTATATAAAGCTAGCGGGTAAAAATAATATTAATTTAGATAGCCCACTAAGTTTGGGTGTGATCGACAATGCTAAGCGACAATTGGCAGATATCAATGAAAAATACGATGAATTTATGTGGGAAATAGAAGAAGCTAGAAGAAAAATTTTAGCATCTGATCACTTTTTCAGAGTTAAATATGACAGCAATGGAAAACCAGTGAAGCGGTTTGACAGTAAAACATCTGTTTTTCAACGGCTTAAATCTGATGAACCTTTTATTGATGAATTCGCTCCATCGTTGCGATCAACTGAATTTATAGCAAGTATCAATTTCATTTTGCGAATTATTGAGCTCCAGACAGGCTTTTCTAGTGGAACATTTAGTTTTGATGGCCAGTCTGTTAAAACAGCGACTGAGATAATTAGTGAAAACTCTGAAACTTTTTCTACTCGGTCAGATAATGTTCTTATTGTAGAAGAAGCGTTGAAAGAATTGATCACTACGATTTTTGAACTTGCTGAGGCATACAAGTTATTTAATCCTGTCAAAGAATTAGGAATAAATATCGACTTTGATGATGGTGTTTTCCAATCGCAAGATGCCAAGGCTGATTATTACTCTAAACTAGTAACAGCTGGCTTAACATCTAAGTTAAATGCTATTCAAAAACTTACTGGAGTTACAGAAAAAGAAGCAAAAAGGGTAGTATATGAGATTAGGGCTGAAACTCTTGATATGGATTACTCAGAGCATGAGCAAAACATAATTGAGGGACAATTAGGAAGTGAAGAATAATGGTTTCTCCACATCAGTTAGACTTATGGTCTTCTAATATGGCTCATCTATATCAATCGTTAGAAGGCGAATTAATACGTATTATCATCAAACGATTGAATAGTGGGCACGATAATATTTTAGATTGGCAAAGAGAAAAACTGCAACAGTTGCATCTATTTAATAAAGAAACTGCAAAAGTGATTTCTCAAATAACAGGAATTGCTGAATCTGAAATTGAAAGTATGTTTGATAGCTCAGGAGAAAAGATAATCAGAGACTTAGACAAACAACTACCTTACGATCCTAAGCCTTTGCCATCGAACCTAGACAATGTCATGAAAGCTTATCATGATCAAGTATGGTCTGACATAAACAATTATGTGAATCAAACGTTACTATCTACCAATTTTGGTTACGGAACAGTTACCACTCAAATGTACACAGAAATAATTAACAAAACGACTGCTGCATTTAACAGCGGTCTTTTTACATTCGATGAAGCACTAGAAAGAACGATTCAAGGATGGGCTCAAAAAGGTATTAAGTCTACTTTTATTGATAAGGGAGGGCATACATGGAGCTTAGATCGGTATGTTAGAGCAGTCTTAAAGTCTACCCTGTCAAATACCTATGACGCATTAAGAAAAGACCGCATGAGCGAGTATAGTGTCCACACAGTGCTAGTCACAAGCCATATGGGAGCAAGGCAAGCATGTTCAAAGATTCAAGGTCATGTGGTTGATTTACGGCCCGTATCTGAATTGCCTCTTAATTGGAAATATAGAAGTATCTACGACCCCTATTGGCAAGCAGAATATGGAACTGCAGGCAGTCATCGAGGTGTAGAATGTCAACATCTGCATATCCCATTTATTCCTGGTGTTAATACAAATAATCAGCCAAAATTTGATGCAAAAGAAAATAAAAAGGTTGCAGAATTAACTAAGAAGCAACGCTACCTAGAACGTCAGATTGTGAAATATAAAAAGAATAGAATGGTCTCAGAAGCTCTTGAACAAGACGAAAATGCAAAAGAGTGGGCGAAGAAAATTAGAGTCACACAAAGTCGGTTGCGCACTCTAGTTGATTCTGATGAGTATTTAAGTAGAAATTACGCAAGAGAGAAGGTATACACACCTATTAATACCTTATTGAAAGATTTTCACTATGACGATTTTTAAGTCTAATCAACGATTAGGCTTTTTATTTTGCCTAGACCTGCTCGGATGTCTCTAAAAGACGGCTCGCAGTGGGAGTTGCCACTCTAAAAAACACTTAGGAGGAAAAGAAAATGAAAAAAGAAGATCTTATCGCTTTAGGAATTGACGAAGAAATTGCTAAATCAGTTATGGCTTTACATGGGAAAACTGTTACGCAGTTAAATGCTCAAGTAGCTACTGCAGAACAAGAGCGTGATCAGTTCAAAGAACAGCTTGACTCTAACCAGACTGAATTAGACGCACTCAAAGAAGCTGCAAAAGGTAATGAAGGCTTGACTCAACAACTTGCAGATTTACAAAGTAAATTTGATGCTGCCAAATCTGAGTCTGAAACAAAACTTGCAGAGCAGCAGAAAGATTTCGCTATCAAGTTAGCTTTAAAAGAAGCGAATGCGCTTGATGAGAACATCGTCTTAGGTCTTTTAGATCGAGATACTATCAAGGTTACTGATGAAGGATTGCAAGGTCTAGATGAACAGTTAAAAAGCTTACAAGAAAACAAAAAATTTTTGTTTAATGCAATAGATAATTCTAATCCAACACCTCAAATTGTTATGCCTGGAAATCCTAAAAATGATCAGAAGACTTCTGGTCCTTCTTTAGTAGAAACTCAAGCAGAATTAAATAAATTTAGAATCACCCAATAATTATTAGGAGCTGACAAAATGAAAAAAAATAACTTATTTAAAATGAACTTACAATATTTTGCAAATGCCGAAACTACTTTTGATCCAGACGATGTGACAATGCAAACCGCTAAAACGGGCTCTATCCCAATTAACCAATCTACAGAAATCATCACAGAAGTTAAAAATGGATCTGCAGCAATGCGACTAGCTAAAGCTGTTCCAATGGCTAAACCAGTCGAAGAATTTACATTTATGACTGGTGTCGGTGCTTATTGGGTTGGCGAAGGTGAACGAATTAATACTAGTAAACCTACTTTCGCTAAAGCGACAATGACTTCTAAAAAAATGGCTGTAATTATTCCTACTACCAAAGAAAACTTGAATTACTCCGTAACAAATTTCTTTGAGCTAATGAAACCAGAAATTGCAGAAGCTTTTTATAAAAAATTTGACCAAGCTGTATTTGGCGGAGTCGAAAATCCTTATCAATTCAGCGTACTAAAAGCCGCTACAGATGCAGGGAATGTGATTACAGAAACTGCAAATAAATATGATGATTTTAACGATGCTATTGCTGCTATTGAAGAAAATGACTTAGAGCCAAATGGGATCGCATCTACTAGAGCGCAACGTCGTAAATATAGAGCTACAAAGGACGGAAATGGATTGCCGATTTTTAATACAGCAAATTCTAACGGTGTAGATGATATTCTTGGATTACCTATTGCTTATACTCCGAAAGGATCATTTGGCACGGGAGATACAGCGCCGGTAGAGCTAGTTGGTGATTGGAATTATGCTTACTATGGAATTCTAAAAGGGATCGAATATGAAATTTTGACTGAGGCTACTTTAACAACTGTGGTTGATGGAAATGGGAACCCAATCAATTTGGCAGAGCGTGACATGGCTGCTATTAAAGCAACTTTTGAGTTAGGATTCATGACTGTCAAAGATGAGGCATTTGCTGTAGTAAAAAAAGCGTAGCCCCTTCAAGCGTGACGTTGAACAAAACAGCTCTAACGCTTGAAGTAGGGGCGACTGAAACATTAACAGCAACTGTTTTGCCTGAAAACGCAGCTGATAAATCTGTTCAGTTTTCTTCTAGCGATACAGCAATTGCTACTGTAACTCCTGTACAAGGAAAAGTCACAGGTGTTGCCGCAGGAACAGCAACGATTACTGGAACAACAGTAAATGGTAAGACAGCAACTTGTGAAGTTACTGTAACAGAAGCAGGAGGAGGGGCATAGTTCCCTCTTCTTTTAATAAGGAGGGATATTATATGCCTTATATTGAATTTGAAGAATTCAAAGATCTTACTGGGAAAACAGATGATTTTAAAGCTGCTTTCGAAAATCATTTGTCAAAAGCAACTGCTATTCTAGATAGCATCACTAACTATTTTTATCAATTTAATAAAATTGAGGAAGATCCAATTGGTTTTCGTGTAAAACAATTTAAGCTAGCTTTATGTTCACAAATTATATATTTCGATGAAGTTGGAGCAGATACTTATGAAAGTATCAATAATACACCACAAAGCTTTTCTGTTGGTAGAACGAGTATCTCAAACTCTAGTAGATATAATCCTTCAGGAAAAAATGAGAGTAAATCACTTGTTGCCGAGGATATCTATATTTATTTAGAAGGAACGGGTTTGTTATATCGAGGTGTACCATCATGGTAATGCCTAAACCTCCAGTACAATTTCTAGTGGATTCTTTTATTTATCGAGAATATTTAGGAGAAGGAGAGTATAACCAACCTATTTATGGAGATTATGTAACTATAGAAAATTGTCGGATTGACCGAGGAAGTCAGTATTCTTTTTCACCAAGTGGCAAGCAGTTGCTCTATAATGCAGTAATTTTTTGTTATAAGACTTTAACTACCCCTTTACCGAATTTCAAAGAACAATCATTAGTTATTTATGATGGTAAAGAACATGTCATCACTAAGATCGAAAAGATTACAGAAGCGTATTCAGATGCTATCTATTCATACGAATTAGAGGTGATTTGATGAGTATTAAAGTTAATCTTGATGGAGTTAGAGCTAAAGTCAGCCCACAGGCTATGAAGCGAGGAAGATACGCATTAGCCAACCAAGCAATGGCTGACATGAACTCATTTGTACCTAAAAAGAATAATATCCTTCGCCAAAGTGCGCATATCAAAAGTGACGGCAGCGCTATTCTGTATGAAACGAAATACGCAAGGAGACAGTTCTATCTAAATGGAAAAAAATATACTACTCCAGGAACAGGTCCAAGATGGGATCTTAAAGCAAAATCACTGTATATGCCTTCTTGGAAAAAAGCGTATCTGAAAGGAGCTGGTATCCAATAATGGATTTTATCGATCGGATAAAAGATAAGATTAATAGTATTCCAGAACTGCCGTTAAAAATGAAAAAAGGCTATCTTTCTGCTGACGAAAGCTTAGTAATTTACCCATTACCAGGCGGACAAAATCTTGTGGAATACTATGACGGTATTAAAGATGTACAACTAAATTTTGAAATTGCGATGAAGTCAAAAGATGGTCATAGAATTGAGCAAACGCTTTGGCTTATCTCTGATTCGTTAGAGCGTGTGTCAGACGTTGCTAGCTCTGATGGATCTTTTGAATTTAACAATTTAACTATAACGAGCAAACCTTTCATCAATGATGCTGATGAACAAGGTTGGTTCGTTTTTTTATTAGATTTTCAAACAAAATTAACCACATTTGAGGGGGAAAATAAATGAGACGCAAAAATGCCTTACAAAGCTATTTTATTCAATTAATTACAACTACTAATGCTGATACACCAAGCGAAGACGGCTGGTTGGAGTTAGCAAAGTGGATTTCCAATGTTGATGATAATTCGAACGAAGAATCTGAAACTACTGGCTACTATGATGGGAACGGCGAAGGGGAGACAGACGTTACTTCTCATCAGTTAGGTTATTCATTTACAGGTTTATACGATGAAGATGATGCTGCGATGGAGGCTATTGAGGGCATGATTGGAAAATCAGGAGATGCTCGGAAAGTGTGGTTCAAAGTAGTATCTGCATCTGGTAAAAAACAACGTATTGGTAAAGCAACAGTAACAGAGCCAGTTGCTCAGGTCGGCGATGCTACTGCATACGGTGATTTCTCATGCGGTATCGCATTTGATAGCACACCAGAAGCAGAAGACGTCCCTGTTGCACCCTAATGCACCCCAGAACGTAACTGGGGTTTTGAATGATGGATCGATTTCTCTTTCTTGGGATGCCGTACCAAAAGCACAGGCCTATGTTATACACTATAGCAATGCTAATCAATCTGATCCTCATGATGCAACAATGATGGGATATTCGGAAAAAACCTCATGGACGTTAGCGGCTGAAGATGTTCCGACATTAGAGCCAGGAAATAAAATTTATCTGTATGTTCAAGCGTATAACGTTTTAGGAAAAGGAAAAGATGAAATCGAAAAAGCGCGATATTTACACGATGGTCCATTCATAGGTTCTGCTTGGTCCAAATCAGTAGTATTAATCAAAAAATAAGCCGAACTGTCCGTCTGGGCAGCTTTTTTAGGAGGATAACATGACTAACAAACTATCATTTCAAATAGAGAAAAAAGGGTTTCCTATCAATATTGGAGAAGTAGAGTTCTTTTTCGGTACTACTCCAGAAGAACTGACACGGTTTTTTGATACCCAAGCTGAATTTGAGGAACAGGTTAAGGAACTCAAACAACAACTTAAACAAATCAAGAATATCGAACAACCAGAAAAGGAAGATGCTATTAAGATTATTGATCTAACAAAAAGTTTAGCTAAAGCAGAATATGATTCGTTGCTTGGTAAAGGATCATTTGAAAAAATTTATTCTGTTTATCGTGATGTTGAGCAATTAATAGACTTGTTTGATCCGATTTCTTTTGAAGTTGCGGAAGCAATTGAAAAAAAAGCTTTGAAACGTAAAGATACTCTTTCTAAGAAGAAAGCTGATTTATTGAAAAAGAAAGCATTGAAAAATAAGAAAAAGAAGTAGGTGATTAAATGCGGTTAAATGACCCGTTAGTCACTTCGATAGAGTTTGATGGTATAGAATTACCTATCGATTTAACATTTGATAATGTACTAGATGTTTTTGATATTTTGGAAGATAGTGATTTGTTTCCAGAAGAAAAAGTGAATATGTGTTTAGAACTGTTGATCAGTGACTTTGAAAAAATTTTTCAAGGCCCGTCTGAACAACAGTTTTTATTATTTAACCACATTTTAGAAAATTATATTTCTGTAGGAGATAGTGATGGTTTTGAAACTGATCGTTTAGGCAATCCTATGCCTAATGCAGTTAAAGAAAAAAAGACCATCAGCCTAGTTCATGATGCTAAATACATCTATGCATCGTTCAGACAAATTGGCATCAATCTATTTGAAGAGCAAGGACGGATGATGTGGGAAGAATTCCAAGCGTTGCTTGAGAGTTTGCCAGACGACACCATTCTTGCTCGAATCATCCAGATTAGGACATGGGAACCGAGCAAAGGAGAATCAGCTAAAGAAAAAGAACGCATGAGAAAGCTACAACAAAAATATGCATTGCCTGATTCGGAGGTAGGTGAAGACGATGGCTGATGGAAGAGTAGAGATAGAAGTTGATGTGGATGGCAAAGGCGTCACCATACTTAACAAGGGTCTTGATCAGTTAGAAGGTAAGAGTAATAAAGCAGGAGCCTCAATTAAAAATTTAGTTGTTTCCCTAGGCCTCGTTAAAGTTGCGGCGGCTGCTTTTAATGTTTTAAAGAATTCGCTAGATTCCGCAATTAGCCGTTTCGATACTATGCAAAAATTTCCTAAAGTAATGAAAGCTTTAGGTTTTAGTGCAGAGGACTCTCAGAGATCCATTAACAAATTATCCGATGGAATTGATGGTTTGCCAACTAAATTAGATGATGTTGTAGCAAGTACACAGCAAATGACAGCAATCACTGGAGATTTAGATAGATCCACAGACACTGTTTTAGCATTAAACAATGCATTTCTTGCGTCTGGCGCTTCAACAGAAGATGCCAGTCGAGGTATGCAACAGTATAACCAGATGCTTTCGACTGGGCAAGTCGACTTAGAGAGCTGGAAAACTTTACAAGAAACCATGCCCCTTGCTTTGCAAAAAACAGCTGAAGCAATGGGATTTGTTGGGAAATCAGCTCAAAGAGATCTCTATAATGCGCTTAAAGAAGGAACAGTAACATTTGATCAATTCCAAGATAAACTGATTGAGCTAGGAACTGGAACAGGAATGTTGGCAACCTTGGCAAAGGAGAATTCCCTGGGGATCGCTACTTCATTCGGAAATCTAAGTAATGCTGTTTCTAAAGGTGTAGCTAATCTTATTACTAAGTTTGATGAACTGGTGCAGAAACTTACTGGTAAAACGATTGCTCAAAATATTGATAGTATGAAATCTATTATTAATAAATCATTTGAAGAAATGTCAAAAGTAATGGACATATTGATAGATAATACTGATGATATGATTTCTGCTTTTAAAGGCCTATTAGACATTGTGGAATTGTTAGCTCCAGCTTTTATTGCAGCCACTGGAGCGTATGTAGGCTTCAAAACAGCATTAGCTCTAGGTACATTAATAAGTTTTGTAGGAAAAATCTATGGAGTGATAACGGCCCTAGGTAGTATGGTCAGCATGTTTGGAGTATCTGGAACAGCTTACGCATTGTTATCTGCTATTATTCCGGCTGGTCTGACGGTATTTCAACTACTTTCAGGTGTTATAGGAGCAGCAGTTGCAGCTTTCATCTATTTTTATAAAACAAGTGAAACGTTTCGAAATGGCATAAATAAAACTATTGAAGTTGTAAAATCTGGACTGATTAAGTCATTTGAATATCTAAAAGGAGTCTTTATTTCTATATTACCTACACTTCAAAAAGTAGCTGATACAGTAGGAAACTATCTTGTTAAAGGATTTCAAAAAGTTGTCGAAGTCGGATCAGCAATTGCTTCAGTAGCGGTACCAGCTTTTTTTAATTTTGTTGATGCAGTAAAAAGAATTGTTTCTTCTGGCATAGAAAGATTTGGCTCTACTCTTTCGCAAATAGGCTCTGTATTGTCAGGGATTTTTTCTTCTGGTATAGAATTGGCAGGTAATCTGCTGGAAAAATTTGGAGGAGCTCTTGGTAAAGTCGGCGGAGCAGTTTCTCTAGTTATCGGCATTTTGACTAAAGTAGCAATAGCAGCACTAGGGCTTACTGGTCCATTCGGATTAGCAGTTTCTTTAATTATTTCATTTATATCTGCGTGGGCTAAAACTGGCGATTTTAGTGCAGATGGAATCACAAAAGTGTTTGATCAATTAAGTGAAACAATTAGCAACGTGGCAGATTCTATCTCTCAATATCTCCCGCAAATTATCGAAAGTATTACTTCTGTGATTACAAGTATTGTCGACAAAATAGTTGAAATGTTACCGCAACTAACAGAGATAGCTATACAGCTTATTCAAACATTGACGGATGCAATTGTTACTTATTTGCCTAAATTGATTGAAATAGCCACGAAAATAATAACTACTATTGTACAAGGCATTTCATTGGCTCTTCCCGCACTGCTGTTGGCTGCAACAGAGATAATTACAAAACTAATTTCTGCTTTCGCTGAGCTTCTACCAAAAATTATTGAAGTTGGCACAAATTTGTTAACTATGCTTATTCAAGGGATCGTAGCAGCACTACCTACGATAATTGAAGTTGTCATTCAGATTATTAATACACTGATTGATGGGTTCTTAACGGTACTACCTATGCTTTTAGAAGTTGGATTACAAATCATTACTTCTCTCGTGAATGCGATAATAACTGCATTGCCTCAACTTGTTGAAGCATCTACCGTTATCGTTACTACTTTGCTAACAACAATTATTGAAGCTTTACCGACATTAATTTCTGCAGGAATACAAATGTTAATGGCGCTTATCGGAGGTATAATTTCTATTCTTCCGTTGTTAATAAATGCTGCTATCCAAATCACAATGGCTTTGATTAGTGCATTAATCAGTGCACTTCCGCAAATTATTGCTGCTGGCATTCAGCTGTTATTAGCATTAATACAAGGAATAATCTCGATATTACCACAGTTGGTTGCAGCGGCAATTCAAATCACTATTGCCCTAGTTAATGCGTTGATTAGTGCTTTGCCTCAATTGATATCAGCGGGTATTAAATTGATTGTTGCGTTGGTAGATGGAGTGATCTCAGTACTTCCTCAATTAGTATCAGCTGCTATTCAATTAATGGCTGCTTTGTTCAAAGCTTTAGTAAGTGCTATACCACAACTTTTATTAGCTGGTGTTCAATTGATCAACGCACTTATTAGAGGAATCTTGAGCTTATTGGGACAATTATTATCAGCTGGAGCGAGATTAATTACTGGATTATTGAGTACTATAGCTCAGTTTCTTGGACAAATGGTGAATGCTGGAGCAAATTTAATTAGAAACTTAGTTTCTGGGATTCTTAGTGTGATAGGGTCAGTAACCAGTGCAATATCTAATATAGGAAACTCTATAATAGATACCTTGAGCGGGATTGATTTATTTGAAATTGGTTCAAACATCATACAAGGATTAATTAACGGTATCGGTTCAATGGTTGGAGCAGTTGCTTCTAAAATTTCTGAAGTAGCTGGAAACATTAAAGACAAAATAACTGGCGCGCTTGGAATTCATTCTCCATCACGTTGGATGAGAGATTACGTTGGTAAGTTCATTCCTCAAGGAATAGCTGTAGGTATCGAAGCAGATGCGAAATCTGCATATTCAGCAATGAATAAGCTTTCTAATGGTTTGATGAATTCTATCACGCCAGAATCAGCTCTTGGCACTTCAAGGATGGGGATGGCATCTGCTGGATCACAGATAGTTAATAATACCTACAACAATCAGAAGCAATTTGACGTTGAAAAGCTTGCACAAGTAATTGCAAAACAACCAGTACGGGTCTCAAGTTATTTAGATGGAACTTTAGTAGGGGATAATATGGATCAACGTTTTGGAAAAGTATTGAATCGTAGATCGTACATGAGAGGAGGATAGTTTAATGAATGAGAAAACTCGTGTATATCTTGCATTTTCTGATGAAATTGTCGAATTGACAAATAATTCTTATCTGAGGTTGATTGACATTAATATAGGTATGCCAGTGGCAAAAAATGAGTTTGTTGAATTTTCTGGCACGAATGGAAAGCGTCTTTCGAACAGCTCGTTTGACGCTTTTCCTATTACTCTCTCATTTGATATTCGAAGTAGAGAGCAATCGATGTTTGACTTAGTTTTACAAAAGACGGAACTCCGCGAATTGTTTACTAGAGAACCAGAATTTTATCTAATTTACAGCAAAGAGCCAGGTAAAAAATATCGAGTAGTTTATGATTCTATTGACGATGAAAGAAAAGGCGTAATTTACACAAGATATACTGTAAATCTGGAAGCTATCAAAGGATATTCTGAATCCATCGCAACCACTTTAACGGATTTCAATCTAGAGGAAGAATGGCAATTCTCGCAAGGGCTAGTGGCGGAAGATTACAAGTACACGCATCAGACTAGTCACTTCATTATTTACAATGCTGGAAGCTTTGAAATTGATCCACGTGAACATTATCTGCGGATCGCATTAGAAGGAGAATCAGAAGGAAATGTGACGATTTTCAATAAAACAACTGGCGATCGATTTATTTACTATCCATCACTTTCTACGAATCTCGGACAGACATTAGTCTTGGATGGCGTGATTCCAAAATTGAACGGTGTAAGTTGTGGGATCAATACGAATCATGGCCTAATCAATTTGGTTGAGGGTGTCAATGAAATCGAGATCCAAAATATTACTCGCGTGAAATCTTCATGGGATTTCCGTTTCTTATATAAGTAGGTGATTGAGTGACTGATTTAATTATTCGAAATTATGAACAAACCAAAGAAGAAATCCTTGTCGGTTATGACAAGGGTTCTTTTTATGAAAACTGGCAACAAAATGAAACGTGGGAGATTGGCTTTACCGTTACCAGCGATTCGTTGAATCAAGAAGTATTTGATTTAGTCGAATACGAGTCTTCTGTTTTCTACAACGGACAGGAATTTGTGATCAAAGAAATGACTCGCAAAGCACTTGGACAATTGCTGACGAAACAAGTAGTTGCGACACATATCTATTACACCGTTCAAGATGGTTATCAGTACGATACGGTAACTGGCGCGAGATCTATTAGTCAGTTGCTCACGCATGTATTTAGTGCAGGGAGTCGCGGCTTTACATGGGAAGTCATTGATCCAAACAAAAAATTCCTTACCGTTGAACAAGAAAATTTCGGTAACGCGAATTACTTGAAGCTGATCAATGAAATTCTATCTGACTATAATGCAGTCGTGATTCCGAATAATAAACATCTAACTTTCTATCCTGCCAGTGAGTACGGCCAGCGGACGGAAGAACAGATTCGCTATAAATACAATACAGATGAAGTGTCGTTCGATATTGATACGTATTCCTTGAAGACGCAAATCAAAGGTTATGGAAAATTGAAAGATGGCGCAAATACTGAGGATCCTAAAGATAGTGACTATAGATTTACTCCTATCACTTACACAAGTCCTGAATCACAGAAGTGGGGAATCAGGATACAAGATCCTGTTAAAGACGAACGGTATACCGTATCAGGGAACATGCTCGAGCGGTTAAAGACAGACTTGCAAGACTATCCAAGTATTTCGGGATCCGTAACCTTGAAATGGAAAATCAGTCCCAACAAAGGCGATCACGTCCCATTCATTTATGAACCTTTGAATATCAATACGTACATTCAAGTGGTAGGAATCAAGACGTATCCAGCGATACCAAATAAGCCACCAGAAATCACATTGAGCAACACAAAGAAAACAATGACGTCGATACTCGCTGAAATGGCGAAGAAAGGAGTGATTTGATGGGGTTATTAAAATTAATCAGTAACCGTATCTCTACGGAATGGAAAGAGAAATTTAATAAAAACATTGACTACCTCAATGATCTTGAAAAGAAACTATCTGATCAAGACAAATCAACGAACAGTCGTATTGATAATCTCGTAATCAACTCGGGCGGGGATTCGCCAAACGAAGTAGTGGATGCACGGGTAAACAATAGAGGAGAAACTTTTCCTACGTTACACGGCAGATTGGTAGAACATGAAAACCTGACAGATGATCAAATTAGTGAATTAATTACAAATGCCGCTAGTCAAAAAGCACAAGTAGAACAATTAAACAAAGCAGTCCAGCAAATTATTGGAGGGTATAACGAGCCCATCAATATTTATGTTTCAAAAGATGGAAACGATCAGACTGGAGATGGATCTCAAGAGAAACCATTTCTCACGATTCAAACTGCAGTTAATTCAGTTCCGCTCATTACTACATCATCTGTCACCATCTGGATTAGCGATGGGGTGTATTTGGAAGATGTATATGTCAATGGTTTAACATTTAGAACATTTGTCATACGTCCTTTAAATGATACTAGCACATTAGACCCTCAAGTATCTGATTGCCCAGTAAAAGTTAGAAGTATTATGTTCGCAACATGTACTGGCTATTGTCAAATCGTCGGAATGCAGATCGTTGATGCTGCAAATTCTCCTCTCTTTCAAGGAAGACAGTATGGAATTGTCAATGAACAGAGTGGCTATATGGCTATTAGTCAATGTAAATTTGCGGAGAATACTAAATCATTGGCATATAACGCTGTATATGTAGGCGGGACTTCTAAGATGAATATGTATGGTTCAACAACATTCATTAATCAAGACATAGCTGTGCAAGTTCGTTTGTTATCAGAGTTTAGTGTGGGCGACTTGAAGGGTTCAGGCAATAACATTGGGGTGTACGTTGATGCAGCAACTGCTAGATATGCCAAGCCAGCTGCAGGATTTGCGACAACTGAAAATAAAATTATTGGCAGAGGTTTGATTATCAATAATGGGCAGGTGTTAAGTTAATGGTTTATAAAATGAATGAATCGATCATTGTGATTCAAGCAGAAGCCACTAGTCCAAACAGGACGAATGTTGTTTTTTGGTCGCATGATCGAGGAACAGCTAAGCTTCGAATGAAGTTAGTTCGGAAAAACGGCATCCCTCAAAGCTTACCCGAAGGGACAACTGTTCCGATTCGCTTGATGTTCAAATCTGCAACGGCAGAAGGTGGTTATGATAAACATGACTATCTAGCTACGGTAGAAGATCCTGTGAATGGTATTGTATTTATCGTATTAGAAGATAATATTTTAGGATATGTCGGTAAAGTAGAAGGTAGCGTATATATTGATTTTCCAAACGACCGCTCGTTAGATACAGCTGGTCGTTTTACTTTTTATATCAAACGCAGTCCAATCGATGATAGTACGCCAGAACTAGAAAATTATTATTTCAATGGTTTTAGCCAGACAATCGATAAAGTCGAAAAAATTCTAGCTGATGGAAAGCAAGAAATTGATCAGAAAATTGCGGAATCCGAAACGCAGATTGATGTGAAAGTAAAAGACACAAACGACAAAATCACGAAAGCCAATCAAGATGTCGCAACTCTCAATACTAATATTGATAAGGCAAATGACCGTATTGATCAAACCAATCAGCAAATCGGTGATCTCGGCAAGCTGAAAAAGATGTACTCTAATTCATTAGAATTCGGGGGCTATGATTATAGTGGGAATCCTAACTTAATGATTCCGTTAAAAGCTAGTAGTTTTTATACGCAATCTGGGGTTACTATAGAAGACTCTGGGGATGCCTTAAAAGTAACTTTCACTAAAACTGATGGGGCTGCTTTTTTAGAATCTATGAAAAATGTTCCAGCCTTATTACCAGATACTCAATATACATTAAGCGCAGATGTTACGGTTATGGAAGGCTACACAGGAAAACTAGAAAATTTAAGGTTAGGGTATAGGAAAAGTCCTAACGGAACGATTATATTACCGTTAACAGGTAAAGATGCTTCTGTTGGTCAGAAGACTAGAATATATACAACAGCCAATTCTAGCGCTGCAGCAGACCCATCAAAGTTTGATAGAATGTACTTCACAATTAATACAACATCAACAGAACCATTTGTTGGAACGGTTTTAATCGAAAATATTAAAGTTGAGGAAGGAACAAACGCTACACCATACCAGCCCAACTTACTAGATGACCCTTACTGGCTAGGTAAAGCGCCTTTGGGTGAGAATATCGCAAACAAAGATGTTCAGTTTCCTATTACTACAACTGAATACTCTGTTTATTCAAAAGCCAATGTAGAAGACTACAAAGTTAACCAGAAATATGTGTTAACTATGAAAGCAACCAAGCCAGCAATTCAGCGATTTATAGCATATCTAAACGGCGGTACAATTAAAGCTGCTGATTTGTATCCAGTTGAAGGATTAACAGATACATGGCAAGGAGAGTTCACAGTAACACAGGCTAGCATAGACGCAGGCGCAGTAAGAGCATTGAATATATATCAATACCCTAGTGCAACTAAAGGCGCTGTTCAAATTGACTGGCTTAAGATTGAAAAAGGCGACACCCGAACCCCAAATATTAGTCAGTTTAAATACTTCGGTGAAGGATTGAAAGACAGCAACAATCCCAATGATTACAGTTGGGATGTCACACCTGAATATACTGAAAAAGGCTTGAATGATTCTGTGAGCTTAACCGAACCACAATCTGTAGATGGAACTAAGAACTTTTTAGAAACCCCTCTAGTTAATGGAAAAAATGTACTGGTAGAAGAAAAGCCGTTGCCTTATGAAGCGTGGCATTCAACAGGAACTGAACAAACTGGTATTCCTAATAAAGCTCGGTTAATTATTGGACCAGTAGCAACCACCATTGGAGCAAAGTTGAATCGATCTATGAAGGAGAATCCGTTGACTTGGAATTCTGGAAATTGGCAAGCAACAGCTAATCGAGATTGTACTTTGTTAGTAGAAGGGTTAGTTAGATATCAGTTTGGCGGATCAACAGCTGGCCAGTATGGTTATATTACTTTTTATAAAGACGATGCCCAAACTAGTTCTATTGGTTTTGCAGGTGGTGTTGGTATAAATGGAACTGCATTGCAATGGAAGCATGGGCTTCACTTTAGTAGAATTTTTGCGTTGAAAAAAGGAGAGTACTTCAATATCACTTTTGAAACTCAGGATGGTAAGAAGTTAGATTTTTCTCAAATAAACACGCTGCACATTATGGAAATAGAATCTTAGATTAAAGGAGTGAAACGAATGAAAAACATTTGGAAATATGGACGTACTGGCGGAGAGTACGCAGGAAAAGTATTGGACGATATGCTTGTATCCGTTCCTTACACGGATCAGCCGCCGCTTGAAGGGATTCGTGCTGATGGCGAACCGCTAACGATTGCTGATCAGATGTTTGATCCTAAATTGAACCAATGGATTGTTTTAGCAAACGCACTGGATCACAACGATTTAAACAATCTCAAAGCGATGTATGAGTCGTTAGAAAATGAGAACGGCGATTTAAAACAGCTCAACGCCAAACTCATGCTAAACGATGTAGCGATTAAACAGGAAAATACTACATTGAAAGAAAAAGCGGATAGTTTAGCACAAATCAATTCAAAAATGATGCTTGCTTCGTTACAAAATAGCAAAGACATTTCAGAAATTAAAGAGCAACTAAATCCAGCTTCAAAGGGAGGTGAGTAGTATGTTTAGTTTTAGCGATGTGAAAATGATGTATGATTGGGGCTGTTTTACTGACGATCAAGTTCGACAATTCGTTCCACTATGCATTACAGACGAAGAAGCAGATAAAATCATTAGCAAAGAAGAGAGCGCATCTTAATTGATGTGCTTTTTATTTTGATTCAAGGAGTTGTCACATGATTAATTTAGGGGAATGGGGAGCGATAGCAGGATCAATAACCGCTATCGTTTCTTTGATTTTATTAGTAATAAAACCAATTACTGCATCTTTCTCGAAGATTACTGAGACTCTTTCAAAAGTAAGCCGAAATTTAGATTTACTGACTAAAGATTTAGAAGCAAGCAAATCTGATCGCATTACTATTCATGAAGAATTGAAGAAACATGATGAAAGATTAGATACACATGCAGAAAAATTGGTGGAACACACGCAACAAATTAAAACTTTATTTAGAGAAAAATCTAGGTAAAAAAGAAAGGAGTTAAGAAGAAATGATTTTACCAGATAAGTATTATCAAGTCATTAAATGGACGGTTTTAACAGTTTTACCAGCTGCATCTGTTTTAGTAGCCACGTTAGGAAAAGCGTATGGATGGAATGGAACAGATATGACAGTACTCACTATCAATGCAGTAGCAACATTTTTAGGCGTTATCACTGGCGTGTCGGCTTATAATTTGAAAAAATAGGAGGAAACAAATGAAAAAGAAAATTACTATTACTGCGATGAGCCTATTAACGGCTCTTTTTTTATTGCCAATTAATGGGTTTGCCTATACGATTAACAATGAATTTAATTTGGGCCCAAACGAAGGTAGCTCACAAGTAGCAAATAATCAGTACATTTTACTGCATGAAACGGCTAATGAAACAGCAACAGGACGCAATGAAGCGCAGTATATGCAACGTTCATGGACTAGCGCTTATACTGCTTATATTGTGGGAGACGGCGGAATTGTTTATCAAGTCGGTCAACCTGGTTATGTACAGTACGGTGCTGGTTCGTATGCTAATGCCAACAGTCCTGTGCAGATTGAGTTACAACACACACATGATAAAGCAACGTTTGAGAAAAACTACAAGGCATACGTTGAATTGGCTAGAGATTCAGCAATGAAATATGGTATTCCATTAACGTTGGACACTCCTTATAACCAACCGGGAATCAAATCGCATTTATGGGTAACACAAAACATCTGGGGCGATCATACAGATCCTTATGGTTATCTTTCTGAAATGGGCGTAAGTAAAGAAAAATTAGCATATGATTTAGCTCATGGATTTACCGATGAAAATCCGACAACTTCAGATGATAAACCAGTCATTGATCCAACTAGAGCAGGTGCAGCAAATCCTACGCTGACAGATGGAACAAATTACGCCCACATTGATCAGTTTGGGGAAATCGAAAACGCAAACTTGCATGTGGCTGGATGGCACATTGCTAACTATAAATACGAGTATATTTTCATTATGGACTACAATACTGGGAAAGAATTAGCTCGAGTAAGAGCTGATGGAATTTATAGACCAGATGTAAACCAAGCTTATAATACTTCTGGAAATGTTGGTTATCATGTATCTTTCAATATGCGTAATTTTCCTAATAAGAAAGTCTATGTAATGATGCGGGCAACGAATGATCCAGAAGGGAACACTAAAGGCGGAGCACAAGATTTTCATGATAAACGCTGGTATTTAAATATTCCGCAACGATAAAAAATGGCCCCTCGTTGAGGGGCAGTACATATAATTAGGCTACATCTGCAATTTTAGTTATTGTTATAAAGACGGCTAAGATGTAAAATTAACATATATTTATAACAAATGATCGGAGAAGCGGCTGTTGGAAGAATTACATTTATTTTTTGATGATTCAGGCGTCTTGCATAGGAATGCACCTAATAGATTTTTTGTCTACGCTGGATACGCATTCATTGGCAAGGATAATAAAGAATACAGTCAAATATTTTAGATCATAAAAAATCAATACACAGATATAAAGATTATGTATCGCCGTTTGTATAATTAAGCGAGACAAATAAAAAAGCCATTTATGTTACACTCAAATTGTAATACCCGCTAAAGCATACAAGGAGAGTGAACATAAATGACTTATACCCATCTTACACCAAACGAGCTTGTAATGATAGAAGCATATTTTCATCAAGAAACTCCGGTTGCTATCGTTGCGAAGCAGCTTAAACGTGGACGCCAAACAATTTACAATGTCTATAACTTTCTCAAATGTGGTGGAACAGCACTTGAATACTTTGAACAATACAAAGAAAATAAGCGACGTTGTGGGAGAACCGAAATCATTTTTCCTGCTGAGGAAAAAGAATACATTGAAAAAAGATCAACTGAAGGTTGGACCCCAGACGTCATTATTGGCCGTGCAGAGCGAACCTTCTCTTGTTCAGTAAGTACCCTCTATCGCCGGTTTAAGACGGGAGAATTCAATGTTTTACATTTACCGATGCAAGGAAAACGAAAACCAAATGGTTATAAGGAAAAACGTGGAAAACAGGCATTCAAAAGAAATATTTCTGAACGTAAAAAAGATTATGTCGTTTTCGAAGAAGAATTTGGACATTTAGAGGGTGATACGATTGTCGGCATCCACCATAAAAGTGCCGTCATCACACTCGTTGAGCGACTTTCAAAAGCCATTATCGCCTTGAAACCAGAAGGCCGTAAGGCAGTTGATATTGAAAATTCGATTAATGAATGGCTTCAATCCGTACCCAAAAATCTTTTCAAATCAATTACCTTTGATTGTGGAAAAGAATTCTCTAATTGGAAAAGTATTAGTAATACGAATGATATTGATATTTATTTCGCAGACCCAGGAACGCCTTCCCAACGGGGATTAAATGAACATTCAAACGGACTCCTCCGAAAAGATGGACTACCAAAAGAAATGGAATTCAACCAAGTCAATCAAGGATTCATCTCATCCGTTGCGTCCAAAAGAAACCATATCCCTAGAAAATCACTAAATTACCAAACACCATTAGAAGTTTTTTTGAGTTACGTAAATGGAAAGTTTTGTCTCGCTTAATTTGACAAATAATATATTAAAAAGACTGGTCAAAGAAAAAATTAAGTTGCTGATAAATAGAGGATTATTGAATCCAGAGGACGACTTAAAGCTATGTATCTGTGTGGATGAGCAAGCCACTGCAAGTAATGGCTATTATAATTTTGAGGAATCAGTATATGAAGAACTAAAAAATGGTGTTCATAATTTTAATTATGGTGTATTTTATGAACCTATTTGGAAAGGTAAGTTAGAAATAAATGTGTCTTATTGCGATTCTAAACATAATTATTTGATACAAGCTAGTGATATATTGGCAAACAGATTATGGACATCGTTCAAGATTGATAACAGAGAAATGAGAAATATACCGGAACATTCTTGTATGAGGTTGCCTTAAAAAATAAGCTAAATTTTTTTAAGCATAACTATTGCATTTAGCAGATAGTTACTTTATGATTAACTTACAGGCGAATTAATTTCGCACTGCCGACACAAGGAATACGATAATAATTATTAAGCGTAATGTAAGTACGCCGTCCCTTGTGGGCCACCTCCAAAAGGTGGTTTTTTTATTTAATTTTAATCAGTATTGTATTTGTATTTTCGTTCTGCAATTAACTCTTCTAAATGCTTAAATATAGTTCTTTATATTAAATCGTGTTAGCCTTGTGTTACCATTACATTCGTGTTATACTAAACAAGTAATCTAATTTGAAACGTAATCTGAGCGATATATTCACACTATAAAAACTCCTTTTACAAAGTAATATTAATTGCAACAAAACACGTATTATATACGTATCAGGAGGAAATATATATGAATAACGGTACAGTAAAATGGTTTAACTCAGACAAAGGTTTTGGATTTATCACTGGAGAAGATGGAAATGACGTATTTGCACATTTCTCAGCGATCCAGGGAGAAGGCTTCAAGTCTTTAGATGAAGGCCAAGCAGTTACTTATGATATTGAAGAAGGTCAACGTGGCCCTCAAGCAGTAAATATTGTAAAATAATGTTGAACTTTAAACACCTCATTTGAGGTGTTTTTTTATTTTAAGCTAGATACCGTAATTATTGCTAGCAATTTAGAGTAGTTCGTTACTAATTAAGGAGCAAATAAAATTATTATAATATAAAAAATTAAGCAAATAATAGACTAAAAAATAACTATGTGAGATAATAAACATAGAAAAAAGCTTCAGATACTCCCTCACCCTAGAGTCTTTCCCCAAAAAGATAAGTATCTGAAGCTTTTTTCTTTTTATGACTTGGAAATAATAGCATAAAATAATATATTTTACAAAGAATAAGTACAATCTAGTTTTTTGCTATTAAATGTGTAATAATTAATGTGCCATCACAACAAAGAATGAAAACCATTATTATCTAGTCTATGTCCATTCTTTTTGTTTGCAGTAGTTGTGATGGCTTCTCGTACCTTTAGCTCAATTGGTTAGAGCAGACGGCTCATAACCGTCCGGTCGTAGGTTGAGTCCTACAGGGTACATATAGTAATTAAGTTAGTTCTGTGTTAAAATTATTTAGAAGAGTATTTATGTAAATAAAAGCTTTCTTCAGCCACCTTCGGGTGGTTATTTTTTTATACACAATCTTATGTCTATTTCCTTCATAAGTTATGATGACATCTGTTCAGAGCTACTCGAAAGAATAGTTTTTTAGTATTGATTTTTTATAGGATGAGATTATAATAATAGTCGTAATAGCTGATGAATCAATTTCCCAATCTTTTTACGCATTTAAACAGCGAAGCGTCTTCGGACGCTTCTTTTTTGTACTACAATCAATATTTATATTTGGATTACCTCCAGATAGTTTCTTTGTATAAAAAAACGACTCATAATGAGTCGTTTAATAGATCAGAGTAATAAGTCATTGATTTCTTTAAATTCTTTATCAAGTTCTTTTTCATCATATTTTTCATATTTATCAGCTTCATGAAGAACTTTTTTAATTTCATGAATAGCCTTTCGTTCAACTAACCATTTTTTTAGGTTATGTTTTTTTTCTGGATTTTC